CAGTACCCTCAAGCTCCTTCTTAGCTAATTCAAGATCACCGCTATTAATAAGCGTTTGTATAGCTTGGGCCTTTTCGTTGTCAATGATGCCCGCCTTCAAGTCGGCTGCCAGTTGGTTGCGCAGGTCTGTAGTTGCAGCTTCAACCCGTTCCGTCTGCATGCTTTCTGCCGACTCAAGCTCTGCTTTGACTTGCTCAATGTTGCCGGAGTTTATCAGTCCCTGCAAGTGCAACGCCTTCTCAGCATCCAGAATCCCCATTTTTACCTTGTTGGCCAGTTCATTGCTGAGATTCTTCGAGTCCTCATACATCTGATCTCTGGCCAGCGTATTCGCTCCATCGAACTTGCCTGTAACACCCGCCTCCGCTAATGACTCGGCCTGCTGCGCCCCGCGCACCCCCTCCTCAAAGCGTTCCCGCGTAGTCGGCTCCGTTATCGTCAGGCCACGCGCGAGGTTGCGGTCTGCTACGTCCTGTTGCAGCCGTGCATCGCCCCGCGCCATGTCGGCAGCCGACTGATACTGCGGTGCCAATACTCGCGCCTGCTCCAGTTGGCGGTCTGCGCGACCAAATTGTGCGTCTATGTCTTGGCCTCGACCCTCAATGGATCTCGCGCCGCGTAAGAAGCCGCTTATATCAGCTTCGCGCTCCGTAGCCTGCTGATTGGCAATTTGTGCTTCTAATGACATCCCCTCTTGTCGCTCTAAGGCCCCCTGTTGAGCCTCCCGCGCGGCCAGCGTGTCTTGCCCGCCAAGGCGGCCTATCATCTCGCCGCCGCTCATGTAACGGTCACTACCTAATGCGGCTAAGTCCAATGCGGTCTGATAGCGAGGGTCGGCCTGCTGTCGAGCGGCCTGATCCGACATTATGTCACTGTAGGTGCGCCCGTAACCGGAGCGAAGCTCGCCCAATACATCGGCGGTATCGCCCCCACCGCGCAGCACCCCATATCGCGGGAGGTCTTCAACGGTCTGAGCTTCGTCCTTGTCGTATTGCGCCTGCGCGTCTGCCATCTGCGATGCGGTCTGCGCGTCCATGCCGCTTTCGCCGCCGAGGTTCTGGCGCAGGGTGTCCAGCATCAACTGCTGTAGGTCTGTTTCGTACTTAAAGTATTCGGGGTCATACTCTACATCGCCCGTTGCAAGCATCTCAGGGGTGGCGAAGTCGGTTTCTATGCTGGGGCCACCGGTGGGGGCCACCGCTTCCTCTATTCGGATGTCGAGGTTGGGATCGGCTACCTTCAAGCCGGGCAAGCCCCGGCGCGTTGCGGCCCCCGCCTCTTCTGCTCCAGTGACTAATTCGCGCTGCGTGTCCATCTGCTGCTGGCGCAGGGCGAGGTCTGTAACACCGCCCACGGCCTCACCGGCCCGCTCGGAAGGTCCAGCCCCTTGAAATGTTACACCGGGCTGCTCTCTTGTTACATCTACCTGCGGCTGCGCTGCCGGACCCGTTGATGCACCCGCCGGGGCAACAAAATCCTTCATCACCATCGCGCGTAGGCTCTCAATGTCGCTGGGTAAACCCATACGATCCGCTGCGGCGGCGGCATCCTGTAGGCTGAAGTCGGTACGGCCCTGACGGGCTAAGTTACGTGCTTTATCCATCTCGCCCTGGTAAAGCTGCTTCATGCCAGGGTCAATGCCGCCCGGCATTGGCACTAAAGGCCCACGTGAATCACTTGAGGTTGTAGCACCTATACTACCGTCAGCAGTAATGATCTCAGCAGGCGGGTCAGCAGTAATGATCGCATCCGGGTCTTCAACAAGGACAGGATTCCCTCCGCTGGCAGTAGTAGCGGCAGGCATTGTCCCCGTAGCCGTCTTATACGCATCGCTGCGGTAATACTCTTGCGCCTGCTCTGGAAACAACTCAGCAAACTCAGTGATCGACATGCCGCCAAAGCCCGGCTGGCCTGCATTGGGGTCGGCTGTTATAGCCGCAGTGAGGCCCGTAGTATAGTCGGCCATAGAGGCATTGGGGTTAAAGCCCTCACTTACCCCACTCGACGTCAACGCCTCAAGGGGGTTGTAACCCTCAATGCCCGTCAGGTCTGATCCTTGTAGGGCTTGCTTTAGGGTGTCGGCATCGTATTGGCCGTATTTTGCCCCTTGTCGGACCTTCTTTAGCCGAGCGTCTTTTTGGTAGTCAAATGATCCCATTGCCTGTTACTCCACCCCTATTACTTTTCGGCGGCGCATCCGACCAATAGGCTTGTATTGTAACATCACGCGCCTAAAGGTGAACGGTTCGTCTAAAGCATTGTTTGTATATTTAAGCTGACTCATGTTGTCGTACCCCATCAAGTCAGTATCCGCGTATAGTGCATCGGTGCTTCCACCCAGCTTCGACGTACCCAGCACAAACGAGCCGAGGCCCGCGCTCAACTCGCCCATTACAATAGGCTCCGTGGTGCCTGTTATCTTGGGGGACTGCTGTAACACCTGCACATCATACCCACTGTCTTGCGTATCGAAAAAATGACGCGCATACAGCCACCGCAGCCTTACATCGGCCCCCATCGGGGCAGGCGATCCCGTTTCAAATGTAGACGATATGGCTGATGTGTCATCGGCATTGGTCGTGTCGTGGGTGTAGATGAACCCATTGAAGCCGCCTGCGTGGGGCAGGTCATCAACCAAGCCCGAAGCATCGCGGGCCATATTGGTATAGGGGCCGGACCAGCAGTTCAGCAACGTATTATAGACAATCGCGTAGTTATTGGTCGCTTGCGAGGTGCCATAGGGGATAAACCACCACACTTCGTTCATATTAGGGTAATAAATGCCGTGGGAGAGGCTTAACTTGGCCGTATTGAGCTTATCCCAGAAGCGACTGCCGTCCAACGCTTGGCTGATCTTGGTCACTTGGTCGCTGCCGTTCCACCCATAGAAGCCATCCAGGCGAGGGAAAAGCTGTAGCCCCGAAGGAAGTGTTACAATCGCCCTGCCCGATACGGTGCCAACGGGTGCGCGGCGCGAAACCTGATACGGCACCGTGGCGTTGCCCGTAGGCGTTAGCGTATGGATGCCCTCATCGGTATGGACGGCCAGCGAGTTGCCGAGGGGCGAAATGCCGGTAATATCGTAATCGAAGTTATAGTAATCGGTCGAACCCCATGTGGTTATATCGCCGGTGTTACTGCGCCATAGCTGATACTTCGCGCCATTGACATTGCCTATCCATAGCCTGTTGTCCCAGTAGGCGATATGCGCGCCCTTCGTAAATCGACTATCGTCATCCAGGGCGGCGATGTTATTGGTGCCGCCCGTCCATGTAACCGCATCGGTGTCCACGCCATTGGTCAATACGAGGGACGCACCCGCCAGCACCCACTCCCACACGTTGTCATCGCCTGCGGTGATGGTCGCGCTGCCCGTTCGATCTGTTCCGCTGCCGCCGGTAACATCGTAGAATTTATTGCCCGCTATGGCGAATGTCTTTTCTACGCCCGCCAATGTCACTTGCCCCACGGCTGTTATGGTGGCCCCGCTGTTGAGGGCCGAGCCGTTGAACTTGCTGAACCCCTTGCGCTTCTCCACCTGACCGGCTTGGCCGACCCGGCAGTTGCTCATCGAATACAGCGCATTGGCCCCCATGTCTTCCGTGGGAAGGTCATACCTGACCCCCTTCGACCAAGGGCCGTATTGCACCGAGCTTGCACTGATAGGCATTACGAGAGGCTGCCTTCCAGCGGCCTGAAGTCAACGGCCCCGCCGCCCATGCCGTCGCGGCGGCGCATCCGGTAGGACCGGTTGCCTTGGACAACGGTGTTCTGTAACAAGCCCCGCTGTATGACCCGCTCCATCTCTGCCTTGTCTACCATCGACCCCTGATCGTCCCCTTTTTCCTGCTTATACAGCGCACTGACCCCGAAGGCCAGCGCGGGCTGTAACAGGGGATGGACATAGGTGTCGAGGGAGTCGCCATCGTCGCTTGAGGTGAAGTCGGGGACGAAGGCGTAATAGCGGTATTTAATTACATCGGTGTCGTTGTCGGGCTTGGGGTACAGGGCTACGCTGACATATCCAGTGGATGAATTGATGCCGTCAATGCTGACGTAACGCGGATCGCCCGTTTCGGAGTGGTCCGGGTCGTTAGCGTCCAAGTCCTGGCTGCTCCACATGACCAGCACATGGTCCTGGGTGTCGTTTCTAAACGAGAGAGGCTCCGCTACGTCCGCAGCCAAGCTGTAACTGCGCTGGCCATTTACGCTGGTGAAGCTGCTCTCTTTAAACAGCCAGAACCACTTCGCCCTTGAGGCAAGATCCTTGGTAGCTATGTTGAGATACGACCTTGCGCCATCCTTGAAGGTCGTTGAGGTGGTAGACAGCCCCACCCGGCGCAGCGCAAGCTGTATTACTTCAATATTAGTCAATGTAGGTCTACCCAGCTTCCATTAGCCCGAACTTGCAGCTTATTGGTGGAAGAATTGTATATAATTATACCATTAGCAACATTAGCCAACGCATCTCGCTGAGTGCCGGTGAGTTGGGGTGCGCCGAGCGCATTGAACTGCGTTCCATCGCCCCTGAACCCAGCAGCAAGGACATTCCCATTTACGGTCAGATCGCCATGAACGGGGTCGGCCATGTTACATCGTTGCCTCTGCGGCTATCTGATCGAGGTCGTACTCGCTCAAATTATTGCCGTTGCCCTCTAGCCACCTGTTCTTCCAGATGTCAACAGCATCTGGCCCGCGATCCGCTATGCGGCTGGGCGGGTCGGGGACGAATCCGTCGATATGAGATACTTCGCCAAACGCCTTGACCGTATTGCGGACCTGCTGGTTGGTCATCGGCCTCTTCTTGGCGCGGGCGTGGGTCTTGTTGAGGTCGAGCCGCATCCGAATCTTCTCTTTTACGTCTTCACTGGCACCGGCAATGACCTCGGCAATCTGATCGGCTGTAACACTCACCTCTGGAGCAGGTGCCGCCACCGCCGGAAGCTCCTGCGTCTCTTCCGGGTCGAGCGAGACTACGTTGGGCGGCTGCTTGGGAGTCTTATTATTCACGGTTATTCTTTCTTGTTTGAGGTAACTGAGGCGAGGCCGAAGCCCCGCCTCGGTCAATGGTGTGCTACTCCAAGTTCAACATTACCGGCGCATACTCAGTAGTTGCAACCGTTGTCAAGGAGTGGCCTATCGCAACTTCCGTCTCTGCATCTTTAAGCTGCACCGCACCATTGGTGCCGTCCGATAGCGTAAGCTGGTTGCCCTCGGCGATCGCACCATCGGCCAAGCAAGTTGCCTGTCCTCGGGTCTGCACCCAAGCAAAATAGCCGGAGGTTACGCCTATCATCGTCACGCCCGTTGGAAAAAGATCAACAAGCGTACCCTGGGTTGCATCGGTGATATGGCAGTTATTGTAACGGCTCGCGCTGATGGCCCAATCGGTGGCACCAGTAGTGAGTGCTGTTACAATCGGATCGTAGAGCGTGAATGCGACCACATCGCTGCTGGCCGCGCCATTGCTCTTGATCCGGTAGGTGAAGCCTTCGCCATCGCCATCGGTGATATGCAGGTAAGAGCCTGCATAATCGTTGGCCTCTACGCCCTGGAAGTCAGCCGGGGGTCCGGCACTGCCCGCAGCGGTTAGCGAGACAACAGTAGAGCCAGCCGTAGCAGTGGCAATAACGCCATTCGTAATCTCATCGGCGGCACCCGTTGACTGATCAGCGCAGACCATCTTCCCTACCGTCACCGCAGCATCGAAGTTGCAGTAACGAAAGACGCGCCCATCAAACAACTCTAACCTGTGGCCCAGGTGGTACTTGGCGGTGGATGACTCGGTGTACAGGCCGACATTCCCCGCGCCGCCGATACCGCCTACGCCAAAATTGGCATTGTCATTACGTGACATTGTTCGTTCTCCCTTGTCCTTTGCTCGGACTTAAAGCCCCATTGGCTTGGGACTCGGATAATTATTACGCAGTCAGGTTGTAAATAACGCCCTGCCTACGACGATTGTTGGTAGTCAACTGAAGACCAACGATGATAAAAGCAACCTTCGCCATCTGGTTGGCTGGCTCGCGGAACGGGGTCTTAGCGAAGTTCATACCGTTCTGCATCTTCAGCTTCAGATAGTTGGTGTTGAGGAAATACATCCGGCCCGAACCGCAGTCGCGGTCGTACTGGATCGGAATACCCCGGAAGCTCGGCAAGCGACCATCGACACCCGGCGTGTCCTTGCCCGTGATGCGCTGGTAGCCCGTTCCCTCAAAAATCTCCTCGAAATCGCCATACAGGTCATTCGTGGTGAAGATGTGGGTGGGCTGCTCGTTGCCCTCGCTGATGTCGTTCCACGTAGAACTCATCCGTAACATGCCCTCGTAAAAGTTCGTGTTACTGATGGTT